TTATGCATGAGTGCCAGCCCGCCGAGAACTTGCTGGAAATCATGGGACTGATGACAATGACGCATTTTGAGATTGGCGGCGTAGAATACAAAGTCCTTTCCCGCCGGTTCGGTTGCGGGGGCGACTCGCGTTTCGAAGTGCGTATGACGGCGGAGGTGGCGGCATGATGAAAAAGCTAACCTTCATATTCGAGTACAGGAACGGCTGGGGTGACTCGAGCAGGGCCGTTCAAGCTGATAAGCTGTCGGAAGCCATCGAACTATTCAAGGCGAGCGTGCCTGTAGACAGTGTAACGCCCGAAACAATCGTCGAGGAGTGCCTAACCCACGTCACGGTAGCGCGAAATGTGGAGTCGGAGCAATGACACCGCAGCAATACATCATAGCACAGTGCGTGTGAGTTCGCGCCGACGCTATATGAGTGCAGGACGTGCCATAGGGTTAGACCGGATGGCGTGCTGCCTTGCGATTGCGAGCATACGAGGGAGAGAGTTGTTGACCCGCTAAAGGTGTGGAGAAAAGTGATAAAGGAGTTTGAAATGAACGAAGAACGCGAATGCGTCGTATACGACGGGATTGTTCCCGGCTGGAAATTAGCCCGGGAGATTGTTGACAAATAAAATACGAAAGGTAGAAGAGTATGAAAAGAAGTATTAGTATATTTTTAGTTTCGATGTTAGTTGCAGCGGTTGTAACAGCAGGAGTACGTAACATCGTGCGCAGAACCTTTAGCGGTTCTGGTTTGTATACTGTAACTGCCACTGCACCCGCATTTCCCGGACTGACATCTGTAGATATGACTTTCGCGGACGGGCCTGTTTCTACAAGCTTTACCTTATGGTATGAATATGCCGGTGTTAAGCACACACTAGTATCAACCTCAACATCATCTGTTACTACGTTAGTGTACTATTTTCCAAATCCGTACTTCCTACGTGAAGGTGGAATTGTTACGTGGTCGAATTCAGCGGCGGATGCTGCTGTGATAACGCTTCACTTAGAGAACTAAGGAGCAGCCATGATCAAGCCAATAAGGTATACAATCGCATTTTTGATTTTACTTAGTCATTTGGCTATAGCTCAGTCGGGTATTCTTGTTATTGATGGTGTTACTACATCGGGAGGAGTTCCGGGGCCGCAAGGCGAAGTTGGTCCTCAGGGACCTCCAGGAGTTGATGCTGTTAATCAGGGTGATGTTTATACGTCAAGCAATAACACGTACTCGGCTGGTACAACTCAGGCCTTTGCAAACGCCACAGTTACTAATACCGCTAATGCTGAAATCGATGTTGTCAATTTACTAACAATGACCAACTATGCTCGAAGTGGTTGGGGGAACATCATTAATGCCACCAATGACTATACCCTTACGGCCAATGATTATACCGTTCTAGCTAATGGCTCGAATAGCGCTGTAACACTCTCCCTGCCCTCGCCGAATGCTGTAGGGAAACTATACAACATCAAGTGTATTGAAGACAGCAATACGGTTCTAGTGAATCCCAATGAATCTTCGATAGATGGAGCTACTAATAACTTCCAATTGATAAAGCACGAGAGCATAACTATTCAGTCAGATGGACTAAATTGGTGGATACTGTAATTAAGGAATGAAATGAGCGAGCTACGAAAAGTATTTGTATCAGACGAAAGCGGGCGGACTGCTAACGTAAAAGAGAATTCCAACACAACCAGCAAGGAACTATTGGTTAATCTTGAAGGCCACCAGTGCCCTCAGAATTCTACTGTAATTCCTCTTGGTATAGATGGTGTGTTCACTGGTTCGGGTTGGCAAGATACGTTAGACTATGGAGTTCTGAGCATCAATGTGTTCAGTGATCAGGACTCAGCGGTCGATGGTCTGGAGGTCCAGTGGAGTTATGATGGAATAACACTTAATGGTGACCGAGATCATTTCACGATTCTGGCCGGCGTATCAAAGACATTCACCTTCGGCCCAGCGCAACGATACTATCGAATTGTTTACACCAATGGTCCGATCGCTCAAATGGAATTCCATTTGAGTTCTCTTTTGCGGAGATGCTATGTTAAGCCTAGTTCGCATAGGATAACTGATATGATTGTTGGGGAAGATGATGCAGAATTGATTAAGTCAGTTCTAACAGGACGCACTCCATCAGGCCTATTCAACAACGTTAATCTTACCAGTAAATCAAATTTGAAAATGAGCATAGATGAATATGGAGATACTCCTTCCATTGATGCATTTGCTCGGCTGAGAATATCTGAACCCTATACCCTATTTGATTCTAAGCAATTACATGACAAGCAACCCTTATTCTGGGATGAGACGATTGGGGGCAGTGCGACCAGCGTTCATGTTCCGGCCAATGCTTGCACGACCATGGCTGTTACAGCAAGTGCTGATGATTATGTTATACGTCAAACTAAGATTCGACCTAATTATCAACCGGGAAAATCGCAGTTAATCTTTATGACGTTTTATGGCTCTGCTGAAGAAGGCACTGTAAAACGTGTTGGATTATTTGATGGTACTGGCACTAATAATCTCACGCCAAATAATGGTATATTCTTCGAATCAGATGGATCTACATCATGGAATATCTGCAAGGCGGGTGTTATAACAGAATCTGTAAATCAAACGTCGTGGAATCTCGATAAGCTAGATGGTACCGGCACTAGTGCGTTAACCCTTAATAGAGATTCTGTGCAAATCGCTATAATTGACTTTGAATGGTTAGGCGCAGGGCGAGTTCGAGTAGGATTTGTAATAAACGGATTAATCGTTTATGTTCATCAATTTAACCACGCGAATTATTCCGATTACAAGTCAGTGTATATGTCAACACCTAATCTTCCTCTAAGGTACTCTATTCAGAGCGATGGTACAGGAGGCGGGACATTCGATCACATTTGCTCTACAGTGATCAGCGAGGGTGGTATTGAAAAAACCGGTGTGATGAGATCTGCTGATAACGATCTATTACCTGTAGTAGCTACTGTCGCGGGCACTTCGTACGCGTTGTTAGGCATCAAATTGAAATCTACATATAATGATATCACAATATTGCCTACAAGATTATCGGCATTGTCTGTAGATAAAGATATATTACGGTGGAGACTGATACTAAATCCTACAGTAGCTGGTACGTTTACATATAACGACTTGGTCAGTTCTGCCGTGCAAGTGGCTATAGGTGCTTCTGCTAATACTGTGACCGGAGGCGTTATCATAGCTAGTGGCTATATTTTTGAACAGAGTTTGTCAAGTGAAGATTTACAAACTGCGCTAACTATAGGTACAAATTTAGCAGGTGCTAGCGATGCATTGGTGTTATGTTTCACTAGTTTATCGGGCAATAAGCGTGCGCTGGGCAGTATCACATGGAGAGAGCTATTATAAACGATTAGATTACTAAGTATTCTAATTGTATAAATAACAATAATTAAAAGAGATGAGAGGGTTTGTATGAAAAATATGTATATTCTGATGGCGATGTTGATGACTAGTTTTGCTCTCGCGCAGGAGCCGGCTCCGGTTGTGCTTGATGTAGCATCGGATGGATCGGCCGCGAATAGTCTGTGGGCGGAGATTCTGATCAAGAAACCACTGTGATTAATGTCACTGGTGATGGCAACACTGTCGCCATTGATAACAGCAGACCTGCACAGTAATAAACTACTTTATTGGAATTCCAGCAAATGAAATATCTATTAATCATATTGGTTTTAGCAGTTGGTTGTGTTCACACTGACACTGCTACTCAAATTATCGATATCATTATTGATAAGCCAGTTGCTATAGAAGCTCCCACTTCTACTCTTCCAGATAATCCTTCGATTCCACCAGCTCCTCCCAACACCAATAATCAGTCGTTTGAAATCATGCATAAAGAGTATGATTCAAGTTGGCGGATTCGTTGGCCTTCAGCATTTGCAGAATTTGCTGGGCCAGGTAGTTATACTATGCTAGATGGTTTGCATCGTGCAGAATTTAGAAGTTGGGATACTGATAATGGCGCCAATCGGCCATCATACACAATGCCATATAGTGCTTGGAATGGTGCTGGTGAAGTGCTAGCTATTCTCTATGATAAAAATGAAATTGCACGAGGTTGGGTTCGTAGAGTTGCAGGAGTTCGAGGTCCGATGTGAACATAATGAATCACTATAATAAACATCTAACAAAGATTTGACTAACTATATGACTCAGTATTCAGACCAATTTCTAATTGAAAAACATAAAGTCAGCGATCTATTCGCTAAACTAGATGATATCTACACTCAAACGAAACTCACCAATGGTCGGGTTTCGGAACTTGAAAAACGCAGTCTGGGTTTATGGATTCATAATCATCAGACTAGAACCATATTATTCATATGCGCGTTATTTTCAATATTGATATCTGATATTCGCCATCCCGTACTTGGTTTGGTTTGTAAATTACTTCTACCGTAGGTGTTATATGTTAAGCTCAGCAATCACACTCCCTCTTGCAGCAATAGGTAAAAAAATACTTAATAGACTATGGGATGTTCTATATCGCCGATCAAAAATTAGAGAGGAAAACCGTAATGAAGAAAACACTCTTACTATTATTCGTAATGAGCATACTGCTTAGCGGCTGCGCTACGTATGATAAGGTTAATATCTTCTTGTATGATGTTATCCATAGCGAAGAAGTTGATTAACACCAATCCGTATAAATAATACTATGGCAAAACCAACATCTAGAGCAGCGTTAATCGATTATTGTTTAAGATCATTAGGAGCACCGGTGGTCGAAATCAATGTCGCACCGGAACAACTCGATGATAGAGTTGATGAAGCGATTCAATTATATCAAGAGTATCATACCGATGCGACCTTTGAGCATTATCGTAAGCATAAGGTTACTCAGATAGATTTGGACAACGAGTATATTACACTTCCTGAAGATCTGATATATGTTTCCAGATTATTACCAATTGGTCATATCGGATCAACTAATGAATTCTCGCTTGAATACCAATTGCGCCTTGAAGATGTCTATAACCTAATAAGTGGTAGTATCATTGATTTTGCAATGGCACAGATGTATCGAAGTACTTTAGATATGGTTTTCGATAATGGCAATGACCAAAAGATTAGATTTAATCGGCATCTGAATCGCCTCTATATTGATGGTGGTCTAGGTGAGGAGTTCAATCTTGGGGATTGGATGATCATTGAAGGTTATTCAGCCATCAATCCCAATACCTATCCTGATATCTATAATGACATGTTTCTGAAACGCTATTTGACCGCCCTGATCAAAAAGAATTGGGGAACCAACATGAAGAAATTCACAGGAATGCAATTACCGGGTGGTATCGAAATAAACGGACAGACTATCTACGACGAAGCAGTTGAGGAAATCAAAACGATCGAAGAAACAATGCAGAAACGTTATGAGTTTCCGCCAATGATGGCTATTGGGTAATATCATGGCCACAAACCAATATGTCAATTCCTTTAATAACGGGCTTTCGGGTGAACAGGGTCTTTATGAAGATCTAATTATCGAATCTATCAAGATGTATGGGTTCGATGCCTTATACCTTCCTCGAAACATTGCCGGCGTTGATACCATTCTTAATGAAGAGATTTTATCAAAGTTCGATAAATCGTATGCTGTTGAAATGTATCTTCTAGAAGCAGATGGTTTCGGGGGCGAAGATTTTCTTAGCAAGTTTGGTGTAACAGTAGCTGATACGTGCACTCTTGTTGTAGCAGTTAAGCGTTGGAAAACACTCGTCCAAAACGATCTAAACAATATTGATCCCACCAGAGATCGACCATATGAAGGCGATTTAATCTATCTTCCATTTTCCAAGTCTCTATTCGAAATTCGGTTCGTTGAAGATCAAGAACAGTTCTATCGCTTAAACCATTTACCAACTTATCAGTTGCGATGTGAACTCTTCAGATATGAAAGCCAAGATTTTGATACTGGCGTTGCTGCTATTGATGATCTAGAATCGCGGTGGGCAGATATTACTAATGTTAGAATTTCTATAGTCGCAGGAACCTTTATTAAGAATGAGAAGGTGACACTAACTACAGAAGATGGTGTTATCATTCGCGCAGAAATTGTTAGAGCGCCTAGAACACTCTCTAGTGATCTGTACGGCCTAGCGAATATATCTTATCCAGCGGGAGAGTTCGAGAGTCTTGATGGTGGCACCAGCATCTCTGGTGATACATCGGGTGCTGAAGGTATAGTGACAGTTGTAATTGGACTAGATGATCCGTACACCATAGCAGATCCATATATGCCCGAGATATTGAATACACCGTTTGAAGATAACGCTGCATTTGAACTTAAGAAGCCCGATTTCATTGACTTTAGTCTAGACAATCCATTTGGAGATTTATAATGCCAGCAGCAACTGCAGAATCATACTTCTATTATGGCACTACTCGAAAGATTGTAACAGTCTTTGGCGCGTTCTTTAATGACATATACACTGGCCGGAAGCTTGAAGATGGAACTCTAGCTAATTTGGCCAGAGTCCCGTTATCATATGGTCCAAGAAGCAAATTTCTAGCACGGATTAATGAATTGAAGGCTTCAGATTCGATTGCAATAAAATTACCTCGGATGGCGTTTGAGCTTGTTGGAATGTCTTTAGATAATAATTCGAAAGTAAATCCTCTTAATCGCCGGAAGTTTTGCACCGCAGCAGAGACTGGCACGGCTAATGCAGCGTTCGCGGCCGTGCCGTATATTCTAACATTCTCATTGGATATATTTGGCCGAACCCAGGATGATGTTTTGCAGATTCTAGAACAGATCATTCCAATATTCACACCAGATTATACTGTCGCGATCAAGGATATGGAAGGTCCTGGAACACTCTCGCAAATACCTTTTACATTAACGGATATATCTTTAAGCGATGAATATGCTGGTGATTTTGAACCGGCCAGACCTATCGTCTACACCTTGGGATTTTCGGTTAAGGTTAAGTACCTTGGAGCAATAACTAGAAATTACATCATTGAAAGAGCGATGGTTAATTTTCGGGATTCTGATACCTCCAACTTTTTGGGCGAAAAACAAGTAGCTGTTCAGAATGATGATACGCCAATTTCATATGTTTCAAACGTTAATCCAGATCAATCGTATGAAATTGAATTCAATGATGATGTAGATTATGTTATAGGCGAGAATATCATTGGAGCAAGTAGTGGGTATGCAGGCTTAATCTTAGAAGTGAAAAGCACATCAGTGGTTATAAATAGACTTGAGAACTTACTCATTCCAGGTGAGATATTGATTGGACAGGTATCGCGAGAATCTAAAGCGTTTACCAGTATTACATTATATGAAAACGAATCCTAAAGAAGCGCTAACCAAGACGTATCAGGCGCAGTTAGCCGAAACAAAACGCGCAGCAGAATCAATAAAATTATCAGCCGATGCTGATGAGGATTATAATGAAGCACGAGCTGTGCTTAAAAGACTTCTGCAACAAACTGATCAGGCACTAGGATCGCTAATGGCACTGGCCGAAGATTGCGAACATCCCCGAGCATATGAAGTGTTGGCTGGATTGTTAAAGACATCGGGTGATCTCGCTGCACAATTGATTGACCTTCAAAAGAAACGCCACGAGCTAGACGTGATGAATAATCCAACAAAGGCTAAGGTTTCGCCAGTTGGAATTACATCAACCACTAATAACGCAATCTTTGTAGGATCCACGACAGAATTGCAACGAATCATTAAAGGAACTGCTGAGAAGTTCATAGACATCACTGCAGAGGAGTTGGCCAATGACGAATAACGATTGCTATATGGGTAATCCGCTCGTCAAAGCTGATGGGGTTACTCATAATTTCACCCAAAAGGAAGTTGATGAATACGTTAAGTGTTCAAAGAGTCCTGTATACTTTGCCACCAACTACATGAAGATCATCAACCTTGATCGAGGTCTTGTTCCATTCGAGCCATATTCGTACCAACGAAAACTACTTCGACATATGAATAAGAATCGTTTCTCAGTTATTCTTGCATGTAGACAAAGTGGAAAATGCCAGCATTTAAATACTAATATCAAAATAAGGCATAAAGAAACGCATTATGAAGAAAATATTACTATTGGCGAATTCCACAAAAGAATTGAAGAAAGCCTGCAACACAATAAAGAACCAAACGAACCAGAAATCCAGATTACAGCACCGGTTATGGGCTATACACGGGCCGGCGATAGTAAGCTTATACGACAGTATCTTCCCAAGATTCTCAAGCAAACTGCCAAGCCAGAAGATAACACTCTTATTGGCAGAGCTCGAACGCTCCGAAGCATTCACTGCACTACCAGATTATCAGATACTATTGAACGCAAATTTACAGAATCATTCCGAGTCAGTGATTATTTAGTCTGGACAGATACTGGTTGGGAACCAATAGTAGCATCGAATAAGACAATACCGTATCGCCTTTGGACTATTACTCTTGATAATGGGCTATCCATTATATGCGCTGATACTCATATTCTAATGACACCGGCCGGTTTAGAAGTGTTTGCAAAAGATTCTAAAGGTGTAACTATACATACCGAAAATGGCCCTTCAAAGGTGTGCTCGGTAATTGAAGAGAATACTGAAGAAAGCATGTATGATCTTTCGATAAATTCTATCAATCACACGTATTACGCAAATGGTATTCTCAGTCATAATTCTATCAGTGCAGTCACCTATCTTTTATGGGTGGCGTTATTCCAACCTGAGCAAACTATTGCTATTCTAGCTAACAAGGCCAGCGTAGCAAAGGAAATGCTTTCGCGAATTACGCTAGCACTAGAGAACATACCATTCTTTCTCCAGCCTGGATGTAAGGCTCTGAATAAGCTATCAGTTGAATTCTCTAATAATTCACGCATCTTTGCGTCATCAACATCGTCGAGCTCAATCCGTGGTTATGCATGTGTAACCGCTGATACTGTAGTTACCCTCTGTAATGACGATGATGAGATATACCACACATCCATAGAAGCGTTGCAAACTTCTCTAGATATAAATAGTCCTATGCAATATATCATCTATAGAATCACCAATATCGTTAATCAGAAGGTGTATGTGGGATTTCATGGCACGCGGAATATTAATGATGGATATATGGGATCTGGAAAATTAATTAAACGTGCGATCGAGAAGTATGGTGTAAATAATTTTACAAAAGAAGTGCTTGAAATATACACCGATAAAGATGAGGCTATAGCGCGGGAACGAGAAATAATAAACGAAGAATTTATTCTTCGAGACGATACATACAACTTATCGCTCGGCGGGAACGTCCTTGCACTGCCAGGAAGAATGAATCCATTTTTTGGCTGTACGCACACTGAAGCTTCGCGAAAGCTAATTGGTGATGCTCATCGCGGCCATATTTCGCCCGGAAGGACCGCAGCTTTTATCGATGGTGAGATTGTTACAGGTTGGAAAGATATTGGCGAAAGGCTTAATCTAAAATCACCTCGTGTAACATTCCCAAAGATTGCTGGAGATCCAACAAACGAGATTCGTTTTGTTGATGACTTTGAACAAGAGGCTGCCGAGAAAATGTTTTTCGCCTCTCAAAATAAAATAGATGGACGTAAAGAGTCTAGTTTAAAGGGTAAACGCAAATCGGTAGAGCACTGCCGGGCAATTTCAAGAGGATTAAGTGGTCTTTCTAAAAGCAAAGAGCATGTACGGAAGATTAATAATAGCGCAGAAAAAATTAGAAAAACGGCAGCGGCATTACGTGGGCAGAAGAGAACTGCAGAAAGCAAAAAGAAAATGTCGCTTGCTAAGATTGGTCGAACGCCTAGTAATAGGGGCAAAATGCACTTCTATAATCCTGTAAACACGATTGAATCTGGATACTATCTGATTGATGATGCCCCAAGTGGGTGGGTTAGGGGAATATCTAAATGCAAGTCTTGAGCAAAAATGGCTTCAAAGATTTTGAATGCATTGCTAATCAGGGTGAATCTAGATTGCTGTTAAGAATTTCCTTTGAAGATGGCACATGCATTAAATGCACTCATGATCATCTTTTGAAAGTTGATGGGGAATTTATTGCAGCAATCTTTTTAGATATTGGAGATGTGTGCGATAACAAGATCATAGCTGATATATCTACTAGTGAAAATGAAGAAGTGTACGATTTGCTAAATGTAGAGGATGGATCTGAATATCTAACTAATGGAATCACTTCTCATAACTGTAATATCATTTTCCTTGACGAATTTGCGTTTGTTAAGAACGCTGCAGAGTTCTATACATCAACATATCCCGTAATTTCATCGGGGCAAAATACAAAAGTTATCATCACCTCTACTGCAAATGGTATTGGTAACATGTTCTACAAGATATGGGAAGGTGCCGTCCAGAACTCTAGTGAATTCAAATCATTTCGAATTGATTGGTGGGACGTACCCGGCCGTGGTAAGAAGTGGATGCAACAAACGATTGCGAATACTTCCCAGCTACAGTTTGATCAAGAATATGGTAACTCATTTCATGGTAATGGTTCTACTCTAATTGCTGCTGAGAAACTTCTGGCCTTGCAGGCGCGCGAACCATTAAAGACTATGTATGATAACTGCCTACGAATATACGAACGACCTGAACAGGGGCATTTCTATGTAACAACTGTAGACGTATCGCAGGGTCGGGGGCAAGACTACTCGGCATTCTCTGTTTTTGATGTTACTGCACGGCCGTTCAAACAGGTTGTAGCATACTCCAATAATAACATCTCGCCTCTGTTATTCCCTGATGTGATAGTGAAGATTTCGCAGCAATATAATGAGGCTCTGCTACTGATTGAAAACAATGGCCCCGGCCAGGTTGTATGCAACTCAGTCTACTATGACTATGAGTATGAGAATACGTATGTAGAATCAATGGTGAAGGCTGGGGGTATTGGTATAACCCAAACTAAGAGAACTAAGCGTCTCGGTATTTCTAATCTTAAAGATATAGTTGAAGGGGATCGACTTGAATTATATGACGCTAAAACTATAGCTGAACTTAGTGGCTTTGAAGAGAGTGGTGTTTCCTTTGAAGCACGAGATGGTATAAATGACGATTTAGTCATGACTTTGGTTATCTTTAGTTGGTTTCTATCCTCAGCTAATGTTAGTAACTATGATGAAGTGGATATTAAGAAACTACTGTTTTCAGGAAAAGTAGACGTCATGAATGACGAACTATTAGAATTTGGCTTTGATTCAGATATGCATAGTGTGTATGTTCCTTCACCCGAAATGGCAAAGGTCATTCTGGATGCAGAACAGTGGTCGAACTTCTGAGAAGTATAAATACAATTGTAATAGTGATTTACTTATAATGATTCTTATCATAAACAAAAAAGCGAAAAGGAAACACAATGGCATTTCTAGTCTCACCCGGTGTTGAGGTAAAAGAAATTGATTTAACTGGCATTATTCCTGCCGTATCGACCTCTATTGGTGGTTACGCTGGACATTTTGACTGGGGTCCGATTGGCGATCTAGTGAACATCTCTGATGAAGCTGGACTTGCCGCAAATTTTGGAGCTCCGTCAATAGCGAATGCAGAATCATTCTTCACAGCTGCAACGTTCTTACGTTACGGTAATACTCTATTAGTCTCTCGAGCAATCGATGAAAGCGCTGCAAAGAATGCAGCAAGCGGAGACGAAGACGGTATCGGAACACGTTTCCTAATTCGCAATATTAACCAGTACTCTAATGAGTTTGCTGCTAATACACTTCTAGCCAATTTTTATGCACGTTGCCCAGGAGCTTATGGCAATAGCCTCAAGATCATGGTTCAGCCTGCAGGCACGCCTACTCGATTCAATATCGAGCAACTTCAGGTTGTTACGTCAGGTACTGGTAAAGCTATCGAAATAGTTGTTACTGATCCCGATGGTTTGCTAGCCAATGGTACTCCTGTTGCGCTTCGATCAATTCGTTCTCGTCAGGATTGGATTAACGACCTTGAGAATTCAAGTGTTGATTTCTATCTTGGAGCTCAGGATATTGATGCGTATGGTGTTACAACCTACAAGCTAATGACAAGCATTGATGAGTTCGGTGTTGGTACTGAATATGATCCTGATTCTGTCTATCCAGCTGGATGGGTTGGAACAGTGACGCCAGTTGATAGCGAGCCAGGTGCTCTTGTATTGACTCTGGGACTTAATCGTGGTTTCCTATTCGCTGCTCCTGAAGCAGAGAATTTCGAGACAGTGTTTGCAAATGCTCCGGGAACTTCACAGTACGCTGCAGAGCATGGCATTGAAAACGACGAAATCAACCTGCTGATTGTTGATGCCAATGGTGCATTCTCTGATCTATCTGGTTCTATCCTTGAACGTTGGAGTAATCTTTCAGTTATTCCGGGTGCAAAGAGCGAAGATGGAAAGACGATTTACTACAAGGACGTAATCAACGCGGGATCGAAATATATCATCGCAGATAACGTTACTGGTATCGTTGATGGAGGTGATACTCCTGCGTCAAGTGATCCTGTTATTACTTCTAGCATCTCGTCAGGAACCGGTTCAATCTGGATCGCGCAACTTACGGGTGGAGCTAATGGTACTGCAACAGATGGAAACGTCTATGATGCTCTAGAACTACTTAGCGATGCTGAGTCAGTTGATGTTAATCTGCTTTTCGCAGAGAATGATTCAGAAGCAAGCATCACTGTAGCTAATCGTCTGATTCGTATTGTTGAAGGCCGCAAAGATTGCGTGGCGTTTATCTCGCCCGATCTTGAAGTAGCCGATCAATCAACCGATGACGCAAAGTTGGACAAGGTGCTATCGAAGTTTGAACGTCTTCCAAGTTCAAATTATGCAATCTTTGATTCAACGCCTATCTATGTGTACGATAAGTATCATGATACGTATATCTGGTTGCCAGCATCTGGTGTAATGGCCGGCCTCTGCGCCCATACTGATGACGTACGAGATCCGTGGTGGTCTCCTGCTGGTTATAACCGTGGACAGTTGATTGGTGTATCAAAGATCGCCTATAATCCTCTGCAATCTCATCGGGATGCGCTATACAAATCACGGGTAAATCCGATTGTATCGTTCCCAGGTGAAGGAATTATCCTTTATGGTGATAAGACCGCACAGGCTAAGCCTTCAGCGTTTGATCGCATTAATGTCCGCCGTCTATTCATTGTAATTGAAAAGGCGATCTCGACAGCAGCTAAGTATTCGCTGTTTGAATTCAACGATGAATTCACACGTGCACAGTTTGTTAATATGATTGTGCCGTATCTACGGGATGTTCAGGGCCGTCGTGGTATCACTGACTTTACTGTTGTTTGCGATAAGACAAATAACACTGGTGAGGTAATTGATTCCAGCCGATTCGTGGCTGACATCTATATCAAACCTGCAAGATCGATCAACTTCATTACTCTTAACTTTGTAGCAACACGGACTAGTGTTGAGTTCAGCGAAGTTATTGGTAAGTTCTAAGAACTAGGAAAGGAAAATAAAACATGTCTTTAGCAATAAATGACTTCAAAGCAAAAATGAGTGGCGGGGGAGCAAGAGCTAATCTGTTCTCTTGCATCATCAACTCCCCAGGAGTAGCCGTCGGCAGCTGGCCTTCAGAACTTACGTCCTTCATGTGTAAGGGAGCTTCTCTACCAGCCAGTGTAATTGGTGAAGTAGCAGTTCCATTCCGTGGTCGTATAATGAAGATCGCGGGTGACCGTACATTCGAAAATTGGACTGCCACAATTTTCTGTGATCATGCATTCGAAATCAGAAATGCTTTCGAAAAATGGATGAACGCAATGAATGGTCATGAGACTGGCCTAATGGAGAAACTGAATCCGAGTGACTATCAGGCCCAGATCGTTGTAAATCAATTAGATCGTGCCGATGAGATCATCAAGACATACACCATTGAAGGTGCGTTCCCAATTAATTTGGGAGCTATTGAGCTTGGATATGATACCAATGACGCAATTGAAGAGTTCACGGTTGAGTTCGCTTATACCTATTGGACTTCTGATACGACTTCGTAAAGGACCATTAAATGTCAAATCTATTAAGCCTCAGCTTCGGTTGAGGCTTAATAGTTTAGACGACTTGTATAAATAAGAATATGGCAGATATAAGAAATAGTTATTGGGGATGGGGCGGTTTCGGGCAAGAAATCACCAAGTTCTTTGCTTCTAAAAAGAAGAAAGAAGTTGAGCGTGATATAGTTTCATTTGTGCCGAAGTCAACGGATGACGATGCTGATGCTATACTAGTAAGCGCTGGTGGATACTATGGCCACTATTTTGATGTCGCTGGTCTTGGGGGTACGCTTGGCGAAAGAGATCTAATCTATAGGTATCGTGCAGTATCCGAACAATCTGAAGTTGATGGCGCGATATCTGATATTGTAGATGAGGCTATTGCTTCACCTGATGAAGGATCTCCTGTTAAACTAAAAATGAACTCTAAAATCTTTAGCGATGATATTCGTAAGAAGGTATATGATGAGTTCGATAAAATTCTTGAACTATTAGAGTTTTCGAAATACGGTTATGATATATTCCGTCGTTGGTATATTGACGGCCGGTCGTATTTCCACGTGATTGTTGATCGGGATAAACCGCAGGATGGAATTCAAGAATTGCGGGCGCTTGATGCCGCTAAGATTCGAAGAGTTAAAGAGATCCGAGAAGAGATTGATAAGCGGACCGGTGTTAAGGTCGCAGAGACAGTTGAAGATTTTTACGTCTTTACAGATCCTGAAGCAATCGCAGGGGGCGGAGTAACTACCGGCGTGAAGATTGCAAAGGATGCTATTGCCGAAGTCAATAGTGGACTGATGGATGCTAAACGCAAAATCAGATTATCATATCTTCATAAGGCGCTAAAGGTTGTTAATCAGCTCCGCATCATGGAAGATTCTCTTGTTATTTACAGATTGGCCCGTGCCCCTGAACGCAGAATATTCTATGTTGACACTGGTAATCTACCTCGAGGCAAAGCTGAAGAGTATATGCGGCAGGTAATGTCTAAGTATCGTAACAAGGTTGTATACGATGTAGAGACAGGTAGTATTAAAGACGAGCGCAAGCATATGAGTATGCTTGAAGATTTCTGGATTCCTAGACGTGAAGGTAATAGTAGTACCGAAGTCGAAACTCTTCCGGGTGGCGCAAATCTTGGTGATATTGAAGATATTGAATACTTCAAGAAGCAACTGTACAAATCATTGAATGTTCCAGTTGGTCGTGCTGATCCCGAATCTGGATTCCCGGGTGGTACAGGTAGAGCAACTGAAATTACTCGAGATGAAGTTAAGTTCCAGAAGTTCATCAATCGTCTTCGCAAGAAGTTCTCGTATCTCCTTATTGATCTGCTTCATCAACAGCTTCGGCTTAAGTCAATTATCACTGAAGCAGATTGGAAGAAGCTTGAGCAGGGTATCGTTATTGACTTCATTCAAGATAATTATTTCTATGAAGCTAAGCAATCTGAGATGCTTCAAGATAGACTAGCATTGCTGAGTACAATTGATCAATATGTTGGTAAGCACTTCTCTAAAGAATGGGTGCGTAAGAATGTACTACTGCAAACCGATGATGAGATTGATATAATGCAAAAACAGATCGAGACCGAAACTAGCACAGCTGGTATTGATATAGAAAGTGAATTCAATTAGGAGATTATTATGCCAAACGAAAAAGTACGAGCAATGTTAGATTATATTACAAGAGGCGACGAGCAGATAGCAGGGGTTATCTTCAAAACAGTAACAACTGAAAAGCTCGAAACAGTTAAGAACAGCAAACGAATGGCTGTAGCATCAAAGATATTTAATAGAAAGGATTAATCATGAAACTCATTACCGAATACCGAACCAATCTTAAGTATTTGACCGAAGCTAAGGCTAATGGTACAAAGGCTGTTATGATTGAAGGTATTTTCATGCAGGCTGAGACCGCTAACCGCAATAGGCGTGTGTACCCTCTAGATGTTCTCAAGAGAGCTGTGGATCAATATGTAACCGAGCAGGTTAATACAAACCGGGCTGTGGGCGAACTAAATCATCCAGATGGTCCTGCCATCAATTTAGACAAGGTATCGCATAAGATAACTGAACTACGGTTTGAGGGTAATGATGTTATTGGTCGTGCTGAAGTTCTAAATACACCAATGGGTCGTATCGTAAAAGGTTTAATCGAAGGCGAAGTAGTTTTAGGTGTATCGAGTCGGGGTATGGGATCTGTTAAAGAACGCTCGGGCGTATCAGTTGTGCAAAATGACTATAGTTTAGGAACAGTAGATATTGTGCAAGATCCTTCTGCACCGGGTGCCTTTATAAATGGTATCATGGAAGGGATCGAATGGATAAAAACCGAGGATGGTAGTTATCAGAAGTTTGCTGAAGACACAATGAAAATGATCCACAACACACCATCTAATCGTCTAGCAGAAGCTCAGCTCAAGGCTTGGGAGAACTTCCTAAAGCTTTTGTAGATTTTAAGATGTATAAATAACTATTGTAAGACAATTTATGAAGATACCATTTAACAAAATTAAGCCCGGCATGACCTTTATTGTTGGTCAAACCAAGAAACCATTTGGTAAGGTTATCACTACTGGTTTATTTTCTGCATTGGCTAAGAAGCATGATGATAATGGAGAAGCTAAAGAAGCTCTTCAAAATGGTGATGTAGAAGATAATGATAAAGCTGTCGCCATTAAGATCATTAATAGTGCTGGTCATTCAACTGGTGGTAGTGTAGTCTATGCATATGATGATCTTGAGGAATTCGATTTAGAAATCACTGAAGCTGTTGAAATTCCACAGCAAACGGACGAGGAAAAGGAAAATATGAATAAGAGTAAGATTAAAGAAGCGGCAGCGAAGAAAGAATCCGAGGAACTTGATCCTAAGGCTACTGAAACAGTCGTCCCAAAGAAGGAATCTGCTGACGACGACGAAGTCAAAGAGACTGACGATTCTAAGAAGGAAGGCTGTGACGATTCTAAGAAAGAATCTAAAGATGAAGAACTTCCCGTTGGTGCTGAGATGGACGATCCTGATGACAAAGACGATGATGAGATGGATGAAAAGTCTAGTAAGAAGGAAGCCGTTATTGCGAGAGTTGAAGCTGAGGCCAATGCTGCGTTGGAAGCTGAAAAAACTGCTAAGAGCAATGAATCAATAAACGAACTAATTGCAAGTGACGCAACTCTTTCCGAAGACTTTAAAGCTAAAGCTGGTATGATCTTTGAAGCAGCCGTTGCTCTTCGGGTATCTGAGGAAGTAGCTAGTATCCGTAATGAGAATGCTGTTGTTATTAATGCTGCGCTGGAACGCGAAATGGATGCTATCACTGAAAAGGTAGATAGTTATCTGGCATATGCTGTAGAGACAATGGTTGAAGATAATGCTGAGACGATCGAGTCTAAATTGCGGAACGAAGTAACCGAATCCTTCATGACTAAATTGAAGGCTGTCTTTGAAGAGCATTATGCTGAAATGCCTGAAGGTAAATTTGATTTGTACGAAGATCTTTCAAAGAAGTCTACTCAGACCTCAACTGAATTGGAAGAAACCAAGACTCAACTAGAAAAGGTGACATCTGAATTGACAGCTCTTCGCCGAGCTAAGATTCTAGCCGAAGCCTCAAAGGGTCTATGTGATACTCAGGCTGAACGCCTGGTTGCTCTAACCGAGATGATCGATTTTGTCGATGAAGTCTCATTTGCAAAGAGTGTATCGCTGTTCAAAGAAACATATTTTAATAATGGGACAAGTGAAAGTATTAAAAAGTCTGAAAGGGATGTAACTATCAATACCAAGATAGTTGAAGAACTAGATGACAGTGAAAAAGTTGACTCTGTTATGGGACGATATGTGGATGCTATTAGCCGCCACTCAAAAACTGCGTAAGTATAAATAATTCCGTGAGTCTATAAAGACTAAACAGAATAGGAAAGAAGATTATGTTCAATACCGAAAAACTCCAAATCAAGTGGAAGGCCGTGCTAGAGCACAAAGATTGCGCGCCCATCACTGATCCATATAAGCTGGCTGTAACTACTCGCCTGCTTGAAAACCAAGAAATCGCAATTCAGGAAGAGCGCGCTGCTACTCCCGGTTTCATGACTGAAGACGCTTCAGCTCAGGACGTTACCTCCAATAAGGTTGCTAACTATGATCCGGTGCTGATTAGCCTTGTACGTCGTGCTATGCCGAATGTTATTGCTTATGACATTGCTGGTGTACAACCGATGACTGGTCCTACTGGTCTTATCTTCGCAATGAAGTCTGAGTATCGTTCGACTAAGAATGGTACTACATACGGCGATGAAGCGCTGCATGATAAGCCTAACACTGCGTTCTCAGGTCGTATGACTACTCAGGCGGCTGAAAAGCTATCTGGTGGTTATGATCAGCGTGTAATCGAAGCCGCTGGTAAGACTGGTTTCGCCGAAATGGGATTCAGGATCGAAAAGACTATGGTTGCTGCAAAGAGCCGTGCTCTTCGTGCCACCTACACTACTGAACTTGCCCAGGATCTAAAGGCTGTTCATGGTATGGATGCTGAATCTGAATTGGCAAACATCCTTTCAAGTGAAATCATCGGCGAGATCAATCGCGAACTTATCGATGGTGTCAATAACTGCGCCAAGCTTGGTGGACAGCTTCTATCTGGTGTGTTCGATCTGAACGTTAACTCAGATGGTCGTTGGTCTGTTGAGAAGTACAAGGGTCTGATTCTTGCAATCGAACGCGAAGCTAATAAGATCGCGGTTGAGACTCGTCGTGGTAAGGGTAATATCCTTATTTGCTCAAGCAACGTTGCTTCAGCGATCGCGGCTGCTGGAATGCTTAGCTATACCCCAGCGCTTGCTGTGGATATGCAGGTAGATCCTGTTGGTAACCTGTTTGCTGGAACGATCAATGGACGCACCAAGGTGTTTATTGACCCGTTCGCTGAAACCGAGTATGTGACTATCGGCTATCGCGGATCTAATCCGTATGACGCTGGTGTGTTCTACTGCCCATATGTGCCTCTAGCAATGATGAGAGCTGTTGATCCTGACGATTTCCAGCCACGCATCGGGTTTAAGACGCGCTATGGCCTAAAGGCTAACCCGTTCGTAACACTGTCAGAGAACGATGCTTATGGCATGTTCGGTGGCACCCAGTTGAATCCTTACTTCCGTACATTCACGGTTGAGGGTCTGATTGGTGATTACGTAGCAGCGTAACCGAAACCTTAACGGTTCAGAAAGAGCAGAGAATTTCTTCTCTGCTCTTTTTTTGTTTGTATAAATAACTATATGACAGCTTGTATACCAGATCTGACTAATATGTTAACTCCACTGGGCTTTAGACTTACTATCGACGCGAATGAGTTCAAAAATCTAGAGTACTTTTGCATTGCTGCTTCATTACCATCTGTGCAATTACCAGCGATACCTACAGGATTTAGAAATAGTAAACTTCAGGTACCGGGCGAAACCATATCATACGATCCGATGAGTGTTACATTCATTGTTGACGCGAAACTGCTAAACTATCAAGAGCTATTTTCTTGGATTCTAACTAACGCCAATGGTCCAAAACTTATATGGCGTGATATGACGTTAAGTATTTTGACTAATCAAAATACTTCAAACAAACAAGTGAAATTCAAAGATGTTATCCCTACAGCTTTAACAGCACTTGAGTTCAACATTCAGACCACCGATGTTGAATACTTGGCGGCTACGGTGGAATTCGCATATACTGCATTTGAAATAGTTACTGTATTATAATATGATTAATCTTGATACGATAGAAAAGATGTGGGAGAAAGACTCTGTCATTGATCCCATCAACCTTGACACGACTTCTCTAGATACTTCTGCGCTTCATGCCAAATATCTAAAAATCTTCAATATCACTCGTATGTTGTTGAAAAGGCGTGAGCTTCGATTAGTACAACTCAAGAAAGACAAGTGGTTGTACTTTAGTGGAAAAATGACTCGTGATAAAATGGACGAGTTGAACTGGCCATATGATCCATTCAATGGTTGCTCTAAACCAATGAAGTCTGAACTAACTAATCATATTGATGCCGATACAGAAGTGCAAGATGTACTTCTGAAAATTGAATATGCTAAGCTTATGGTTGAGTCTGTTGAAGAGATTATGAATAGCATTCGCTGGAGGCATTCGGCAATTAAGAATGCAATTGAGTGGAAGAAGTTTAATGCTGGTATATGATGGCCGATCAAATTCATTTACACAAAGTCAACGAGTCGTTTGTACGAGTTGAAGCTGAACGTGATCTGCTTCATGAGATCAATGACCGGTATACTTTCTTCGCGCAGAACTATCGTTTCATGCCCAAATATCGTAATGGCATATGGGACGGAAAGATCCGCCTTTTAGACGGGCGGACAGGCGGGCTCCCGCACGGGCTTGTAGCAGATCTAAAGTTATTTGCGAAGGAACGCGGATACGATTTAACGCTGGATTCAAGTATCAACCCAATAAGACCTGACGATGAAGTAGTTCAGCAATTCCTTACGCATCTGAATCTACCTCACGAATTACGAGATTATCAGTTAGCAGCTTTCAGATCGACCATATACAATCAAAGAAATATCGTCGTCTCACCCACAGGATCGGGAAAGTCGCTGATCATATATCTGTTGGCCCTGTTTAGTATTTTCATTCTTAAGAAACGGGTATTGCTAATTGTACCAACAACTAGTCTAGTAGAACAGATGACGACAGATTTTGCAGACTACTCGGTGAATAATGGATTCAGCGTGGATGATCATGTTCATAAGATCTACTCTGGTCATGAGAAGATGACAAATAAGATGATAGTGATTACCACATGGCAGTCGATCTTTAGATTAAGTAGGGTATGGTTTGAACCGTATGGTACGGTGATCTGTGACGAAGCTCACCTTGCTCAAGCTAAATCTATAACTCGTGTAATGGATCTATGTGTGAACGCTACTCATAGGATTGGAACTACCGGGACGCTTAATGATTCATTGACGCATAAGTTAGTGTTGACGGGTTTGTTCGGGCCTGTGTTCAAAGCTACAACTACTAAGAAGCTAATGGACAATAAGACTCTGTCAAAGACTAAGATCCATGTGTTTCGTTTAGAGTATGCCAGTGATGAATGCAAAGACTTTCGGAAAGAAGTAACTACATACCACGAAGAAATGTCGTACCTTGTGAGTTCAAAGAAGCGGAATACCTTCATCTGCAATCTAGCCCTAGCTCAGAATAAGAATACACTGATTCTATTCAATTATGTAGATACACATGGTAAACCATTGTTTGAATTGCTAAACGGTTTGAAGAGTGATCCAGATAGGCATACATATTTCATATCAGGAGGTGCTGATACCGCTTGTCGAGAAGAGATTCGGAAGCTCATGGAAACTGAAGTAAATGCTATTTTGCTAGCATCAGTTGGAACATTCTCGGTTGGAGTAAACATCCGCAATCTACATAACATTATCTTTGCCAATCCAACCAAGTCAGTTATTAGAGTTCTGCAGTCAATTGGTAGAGGGCTACGGAAACATGATGATAAGAGTTTGCTTAGAGTTTACGACCTAATTGATGACCTTAGTGACCAACGCGCAAAGAAGAACTTTGCATTGAAGCATGGGATTGAAAGGGTCAAACTGTATGTTCGGGAAAAGTTTGATTATGTAACCCACACGTGCAAGGTATAAATAATTACAGATTGGTAATAGAAACATCTGGAGTAATAATGATAGCACTAAAAGAACATGAACCATCGCTAAGCGATCACTTATTTGTGTTTAAGCTCGTGAATGGTCAAACCATAGCAGCGATTACTACAGCTGCTGAAGATGGTTCTGCTTTCTTATTGCAGTGGCCATATCTATTAACTCTTGAGTCGGATGATGACGGTGACTGCGATATCTGCATGTCTCCTTGGATGTTAGGTGGCGGCCAGCCTGCATGTAATATTGCTGCAGAGGATGTTCTCACTATCTACAAACCAAGTGAATCTCTAATTCATGAATATGCTGAAGCTATACTTGAAGACAATGCTTTACTGTCTAAAGAATGTAAGCAACTCCAGAGTAAGCCTGCTACCGCAGTTAAGAAGAAGACTATATGGGAAGATGATTCGTGGTTAGAAAGATTTAGAACACCACCTCCGTCAACCACATCTGTCACTTCAGTTTCTTGATACTAGTATTTCTTTAAAGCTTTAATTGTTTTAACGAACATAGAATTATTATACCATATCGTAAACATCTTGTACACCATTATTTTTCTACAGAATATGATTGGTATATTTTGGTGTACATTCTATTAGCTGTATGGTATAATAGATCTTATAAATTAAGGACAGCTATGATTACTACTAGAATGAAACGAAAGCCAGAGCACTATGTTAAGAACAAGGACTTCACTGCAGCAGTCGTAGCTTATGCGGGCACGCATGCAGACACGCTCCTTCCTGATTATATAGCCGAGAGCTTTCTTAAAATGGCCGAAGGTCTATCCCATAAACCAAACTTCTATTCCTATTCATACAGGCAAGACATGGTAATGGATGGTGTGGAGAATTGTGTCAAGGCAATTCGTAACTATAATCCTAAGGCAGCCACCCGCGGCGGCGCTCCAAACGCGTTTGGTTATTTCACCCAGATTATCTATTTTGCCTTCTTACGGCGGATTGCTAAAGAGAAGCGCCAGCAGGAAATTAAAGAACGTCTAATCAACAATGCTGGAATTGAACAGTTCATGACAAGTGATGGCGAACACGGTGATAGCACGATGATTGAGCGGGTTAAGACACGTAGAGAGCAGTGGTAGTATATTCTTAAGCTTTGTGATTTTATAAATACATTCATGACTACATCACTTAATAAACATTATAGACGGATATGGCATGAGAATCATGGTGAGATACCAAGAGACGAAAACGGCATTTCATACGAAATACATCACATAAACGGAGATCACCACGATAATCGGATTCAGAATCTGCAATGT